CTCTGCTCCAGCAGGACGCCGAACAGGAAGCTGCCGCTGCCGCTGCACAGAACGCACAGCGGATCGCGGCTGCCGCCGGGGACCTGGGGCAGGGCGTGGAAGAGAATAGCCTGCTGGCGGGGGCGACGGCATGACCTTCGAGCGAAGACAGGAGATCGAACGCTACCGCCGGGTGTTCCTCAACTCGGCGGACGGCAAGAAGGTCCTGTTCGACCTGCTCGAAGCGCACGGGCTGTTCAGTACGCCGGACGAGTTCAAGGCTACGATGAAAGACATCGGAGAAGCCCCATTCTTGGCGATGTTGATCCAGGGCATTCTGCTTCTTCGTGTGGCAGGGATTTGGACGCAAGACAACATGGGTCGTCTGTTCGATGCGATGGCCCAATTACCGTTACCTGACGAACAGGAGATTGAGTGACATGGCGAAACGAGCAGAACAACTGAAGGCGATGGCGGCCCTTCGTGGCGAGAAGGTCCCCATCTGCACAGCGGAAAAGCTGCGGTCCTTTTCGGCCCGGCTGATTCCGTACAAGGAACTTCGGGAGACCAAGCCCGGAGGCAAGCCCGGAAAGGTGTACAAGGCGGTGGCCATGCTGGAATGCACCGCCCACTTCGCTGGCATGACCGACCCGGTCACGGTCACGACCGACATCGAGTTCGGCAAGAACTGGGGCGGCCTGGGAGAGCTTCAGCAGGGGATCGGACCTGCGATGGCCGAGTGCGGCCGAAAGCTCGGCTACGAGTACCAGAAGTTCCTAGATTCGAAACTTCCGGCAACGGACCCCAACGCACTTCCGCCGCTGCTGGGCGATCGGAAGGCCAAGCCCTCGCAGGAAGACCGGCACAAGAACTACAAGGCTGCTGCGATACGCGGTGCGAAAGAGGCAAGAGAAGCAAAAGAGGCCGCTGTGACCGAGCAGACCGAGGCCCCGGTCGAGCAGTTCGACGAGGCTGCCCAGCCCAATCCGGAGAAGCCGGAAGGGGGTGAGGCGTAATGCCGATCGACTTCATCAACGACGATTTGACGTTCAAACCCGGCTTCGAGCAGCACCTGCCCGCCGAAGTCCGCGAGATCGCCAAGGACGCGAAGGACCTGCCTGGCGTGTTCAAGCGGATCGCCGACACGCAGCGCGACTTCCACAGCCGGATCAAGATCCCCGAAACGCCCGAGGGTAAGCGCGAGGTCTTGACCAAGCACTTCAAGGACGTCCTGGACGCCGACGCCGCGACTGCGAAGAAGGCCCAGGAAGAGGCTGACGCCAAGGCCAAGACCGAACGCGAGGCCGCGGCGACCGAATCGGCGAAGAAGGCCCTGGAGGTCTCCCAGGCCAACGCGAAGAAGGTTCTCGGCGGCGACGACGCGAAGGCTGTCGAGACGAACACCGAGATTGCCCGCCGTGCGTTCCGGGGCGAAAAGTGCCCGCCGCTGGTCAAGGAACTGGTAGCCAAGGCGGTTGGTGTCGAGCCGGCCAAGCTGACCGACGACCAGATCAAGACGGCCATCGCCAGTGATCCGGTGATCGCACAGGTCCTGCTTACGATCGGCAGCCTGACCCGCGACGGCAGAATGGAAACGGGCGATGGACACAGCAATGGTGCGGCCGAAGTGAAGCCGGGCCAGCCCAAGTGCCCCGAGTTGTACAAGGGCCTTCCGGACACGGACCCGCAGAAGCAGTGGTTCGTGCGGCGGGGCTTCAATTTCCAGACGATGGAATGGGACGGTCCGCCGCCCCAGTAGCTCTCTGACAACAAACGCGGTGAAGTGGACTGGTGTCCACCGTGTGCGACGTTTGGCCCGCTCGCCAGCTTTGGCCAATCGCCGTGAACCGGAAATCCGGCACATGGTCAGCCTGGCACGCTGATAAAGGTCCGATTCCTTTCTCCGCTCTTTGAATCCTCGGATTCCCCTGTCTTCAGGGCCTGAGTGCTATCCGGGCAAAGGACCCGGCGCAACCCGGCGTGAAGGTAGCGGGCCTGCCATGCGGCAGATTCCTCGCGACAAGCATCAGCAATTTGTTGTGAGGACAGTCACATGGCTGCAAACACCATTTCGCAGGTCAACTACGCCTCGATCATGGCGAACTACGCCAAGGATCAGACCACTCTCCTGCGTCAGATCAACGCCTTGACGGAGATCAACGACCCCCTGGCCGATGCTCCCGTTCGTGAGGCAACTGGCATCGATTCCGACCAGGTCGCACGCGTTACTGCTCTGGCGACCCCGTACTGGCACAAGCTCGGAGAAGGTCTCACGGCCAGCGTCGGCCACATCCAACAGGCGACCGAAGGCATTGCCATGCTTCGGAATCAGTGGCGTGGCAACGTCGAGATCGTCAACAAGCAGGCCCAGCCGGCCGAGTACATGGCCCGCCAGGAACAACTGATCCTGGAAGGCATGAACCAGGAAGTCATCAACACGATGGTCTACGGCGACTCCGGCACGGCTCCCGAAGAGTTCGACGGGCTCGACATTCGCTACGGCGCCGTCGCCGCTGGCAGCGTGTTCAACAATGGCGGTTCCGACAGCGGAAACCTGACCAGCGTCTGGCTGGTCCAGTGGAACATCGACAACTGCTGCCTGATCTTCCCGCGGGGCGGCGCAGGCGGTCTTCGTCGCGTTCCCAAGGGCAAGGCCATTCTCTCGACCGAGACGGACGCCACGGGCAGCGTTGAATCGACGAAAGCCCTGGCAGAGTTCTATCTGACGGACTTTGAGTGGGACGTCGGTTTGTGCGTCCAGGATCCGCGCCGCATCAAGCGAATCGCGAACGTGCACAAGACCCGCGGCCACGCCAACGAGATCGACATCGACGTTCTGATCGAGGCCCGCAACAACTTCAAGACGTCGGGCACGGTGTACGCCTACGCTCCGCTGGAGGTCAAGACGCAGATCCAGATCCTCGCCAAGGACGCCAGCAACGTGCATTACCCGCCGGACATGCCGTTCGGCAAGCCGGTGGCCTACATCCTCGACATGCCGCTTCGCCAGTGCGACGCGATCCTGACGACCGAGACGACCATCAGCTAACGGCCCGAAACCGCAACTGCATTGAGGGCCGATTGGCCCGAGGAGCACCAAATGATATTCGAAAAACTCTGGGAGTTCTCCGATGCCCAGATCGGCGTCAACGCCACCACTGGCATCGCGTCGAACATCGTCGATCTGACCACCAGCGAGTACGACGAGTGGGACAACATGGCCGTTCCGCTGTGGATCGTCGTCACCGCGAACACCGTATCCGGTGGTACGTCCGTCACCATCAAAATCTACCAGCATTCGACGACCACGATCACCAGTGGTGACCTGCTGATGACCGGAGCGGCGGTTCTGACGGCGGACGCGTCTGCCGACCCGAGAGACCGTGGGCACTACCTGTTCGTGGTTCCTGTGATGTCGGTCTTCGCCCCGATCCAGCCGGCCGACCGAGACAGGTACTGGGGCATCGTCTACGACTGTGCCGGCGACTGCCGGGGATGGTACTTCGACGCCTACATCGTCGCGACGGCGCAGCCGCCGATCCCGACCGTGCAGGTGACGGCCAGCAACATCTAATCGAAGGCAACCCGATACGGGATACGAGCCGGGCGGTGGACTTCGGTCCACCCCCGGCGTTGCCTACACAACTTGAAAAGATGAAAGGTTCGAACATGAAGCGCATGATTCTTACGGCGGCGGTCCTGCTGCTTGCAGCCAGCACTCTCAACGCCGCCTTCACGTATTCGATCGACAACTTCCGTTGGAACAGCAACAAGGACTTCCAGCGGAACGGCAACTTCTACCTGTGGGCCGACGGCGTGGAAGATCGTCTGGAAGGCACGACTGCAATCGACTTCCTGAAGCTGACCTCCACGAACACGGAGCCCGGCACGACCGAGGGCATGATCTATTACGACACGTCCGAGCACACCCTCAAGCAGCGAACCGATGCTGCGTGGGTGGCTTTGGGTGCAGGGACGTTTGCCGGCGGAAGCGTGACCGACAACATCACAATGGCCACGACCAAGGTCATTCGATCGACCACGACCACGGCCAACACGACGGCGCTCCAGGGCTACGACGTGGACGGAGCCGCCTACGTCAATGCGATCAGTGTGACAAACGGCAACACGATGGCCGTTGCGATCGGAGCCGCGACGGCGAGTCTTGCGATCGACAGCACGGGTTTGGATCTCACCACGGCCGGTGCCGTCAGCGGCGTGACCACCCTGTCCGCATCCGGCAATGTTACCGCGGCCGGCGTGACCTTCGGTTCCACCGGAACATCTCAGTACGTGGCCGTGGTGGATATAGCCGACGCGGACATTGACGCCATCCGTGGCACGCCGAAACAACTGATCGCAGCCCCAGGGGCCAACAGCTACATCGAGGTCGTCGGCTGCGAACTGATCTTCGACTACGGCACCGGAACGGCCTACACCGAGTCGGTCGACAACCTGATTATCGGTTACGACAACGCCACGACACAGATCGGCGCAACGATCGAGACGACCGGGTTCATCGACCAGACTGCGGACACTGCCATTTCGTGGGTGCCTTCGGCAACGGCCAGAGCGACGACCCTGCTGGTCAACAAGAACGTGGCTTTGAAGAATGCCGGCGACGGCGAGTACGGCGGCGGTAGCGGCAACGACAGCGCGATTCGCGCCATCGTCACCTACCGCGTCCACACGAGCCTGAGCCTGTAACAAGGACGTTCGTTTCGCCTGGGTGTCGGGCTCCAAGCCCGGCCCCAGGCGGACTTTGGTGAATCATGGACCAAGTGACAATCCTGAATCTTTCCGTTGGTGAATTGGGCGACCTGGCGACGCTCAAGCGAGCCACGGCGTTCACCCGCGAGGGCTGCGGGTCCTCCACGGCCCTGAGCGTTGCGTTCGACTTTTACCAGCCGTCGAAAGAGCAGATGCTGGCGGCGATGGACTGGTCGCGTTCTCGGCGCGTCAAGTCGCTTGGGGCAGTGGTCTCCGGCGACGGGCTCCTGAGCGACAAGTGGTCGTACCGCTACGCCAGGCCAGCCGACTGCCTGATCCTGCGGAAGGTCATCGACTCCAGCGGCAACGAGTACAAGTGGGAGGAAGTGGACGAAGGGGGCGTTGAGTACATCTACTGCGACGTTGCGGACGCCCTGATTCGCTACGCGTTTGACGTGAGCGAGGCCCGGTACAACGTGGGCATGGCGCAGCTTCACGCGCTCTATCTGGCCGAGCACGTTGCCCCGACGGTCGTCGGCGACAACGCCAAGGCCCTGCTGATCGTCCAGAAGCTCCAGGCCCGAGCTGAGCGGCTGTGTCTGGAGTTGGGTTCGCGCGAGGGCTACGTCGAGAACGAAGACGGCACGGAAACGAAACGGCTGGTGGACTTCTACTGATGAATTGCAACGTGGCAAGTATGGCAAACAGGGACAACGTCATAGATATGCTCCTTGTCATATCCGTGATGGTGATGGTATTGGTTGGCCTGTTCTCCACACACGACGCACAAGCAATCGCTCGCTCGTGGGATGAGTCCTTGCGACACGGCAATATTGAGCAGCGAACGAGCCCTGTACGCAATAGGGTTCAGTCGTCTGTATTGTCTGTGACGGATATAGAGCTTTTCCTTGCCCTTAGCGGAACGCCTATACTGGCGGTGCTGCGTTTTGCCTCGTTCAGACCTGTTGTAGGCACGGACTGTGTCGCGCCCTTGTTCAGTGTGGCGACGATTTCTTACGAGTTCGCAAGCGCACGCTTTGCATTGCCCCTTCCTATGGAAACGACCATGCTCAGCGAAGTGGAAATCAGAAATCGGTTTTTCGACGTGACATCTGGTACAAGTCTTCGTTACAATGCTGTCAGACATGAGTTTTCTCCAAACCAGAAAGCCGTGTTAGGGTCGGCAGGTGGACCACGAATCCCCGGCCGACCTGCTTATTTTATCTACCCACGCGAATCACGTCAACCAAGATCTTCTGTATCTAGAGGGAAATCATGAGCACGTGGGCAGTTCAGAGGGCTGGTTCTTTTGCTACGGTCAGCAGCAATCCGGCGTCGCCGTGGCATGACGGCGCGGCCCAGACTGCCCTGGCGAGCATTCCAGCGGTCGGCGACACGATCACCAACGCAGGGGCGTTCAACTTGACGTTCAACATCGATCTGCCCGCCGTGGCGAGCGTGCTGGACTCCGACACGGTGTACGGCGCGGCCGGAACCTACCACGCCCCAGACGCCGCCGAAGTTATCAGCACGGCAGTGTTCGGGCCGGGCAGTGCGGTCGCGGGCACGTTCAACGAATCCACCCGCAATACGAACCCAGGCACGGCCAATGTCCGGTTCGGAGTGACCTACAAGATCCAGAACGTGGACTATACCGGAACGATCCTGATTGACTCTGGGGTAGACCCAGACACTCAGGTCCTGATCGAAACACAGGTCGACACGAACAAGCGACGGTACGGAGCGAAGCAGTAGTGGACCTGATCTACAACACATTCCAGGCCGGTGAGTTGTCGCCCAAGATGAAGGGCCGATCGGATATTCTGCCCTACCATCAGGGCTGCAAGACGGTCGAGAACTTCGTCGTCGAACCGACCGGCGGGGCCGACCGCAGGCCCGGCTTCGAGCACATCGACGCGGCCTACAGCCACTCCTACGCCAGCCGCCTGATCGGATTCGTCAACGGTGCCGACCGCTACGTGCTGGAGTTCTCGAATCTCAAGATGCGAGTCTTCCACGATGGCGAGGCCGTTCAAAGCACCGGAGTCGACTACGAACTTGTGACACCCTGGACGGCTGCGGAATTGTCGGCTCTGGTCTTCGCCACCAGAGGACAAGCGATCTTCCATCCGGACCACGACATTTACGAACTGGCTTGCGACGGCGACGCGAGCTGGACGCTGACGGCGTTCGCGTCGACCTACGGCCCGTTCCTCGATGAGAACGAAACGCCGACCAAGACGATCACGCCGTCGGGTACGACGGGCAATATCACGCTGACGGCGGCCGGGCACACTCCGTTCGTGACCGGGGCCAGCGGGCACGTCGGAGCACTGGTCAAATTGACGCATGAGGTCAGCGAGGCGGCCACGGCCGGGACGCTCTACAATACGGGCAACAGCGCAGAGGTTACGATCTCTGGAGAATGGGCCTTGAAGCTGTCCGGCCGGTGGGCTGGCAACGTCAAGTGGCAGCGGTCAGAGGATGGCGCAACCACCTGGAAAGACGTCCGAAACTACTACCGAAAGACGCCGTCGTCATCCACGATTGTTGACAAGGGCGAGGAGACCGAGGAGGGCGTCGTTTATCGGCTGAACGTGACCTGGATCGGCACGCCGGACCCAGCGGATACCTTCCTGGAGAAGTTCTTCAACGCGTTCTACGGTAGTCTGCACTACGAGATCAAGGCGGCCCATGCATGGCAGACGGGAATCGCACGAATCACGGCTGTTACCTCTACGATCTTGGCCTCTGCGACCGTTCTCGTTGCCCTGGGCGGAACCACGGCGACCTATCGATGGGCCGAGGGTGCATTCAGCCCATATCAGGGCTACCCGGCCTGCGGGACGATTCACGAGAACAGGGTCATTGCGGCTGCGACCACGAAGAAGCCGACGGGGGTCTGGGCTGGCAAGCCGTTCAAACGCCGAAAGGACTCCCGACTGTTCGACACGGGCAACACGGTCGAAGCGGACGACGCATGGAGCCGAACGATTGACGTTCCGGACTGCAACCAAATCCGATGGCTAGAGAGTCTGTGGGTTCTTCTCGTTGGATCCGACTCCAGTTTGGTCAAGGGGACGGGGCCGTCCGAGAACCAGCCCATGACTCCGACGGACGCCAGTTTCGTATCACAGTCGGGCATGGGCGCATCGGCACTCCAGCCGGTTCGCGTGGCCGGGTTCCTAGTCTACGCCGGCCGCGACGCCAAGCGGGTCTACGAGATGACCTACTCGGACGATGCCCGCGTCTACCAGCCGGAGGATCTGACGTTCTTCGCCGACCACATCGCAGGCAGCGGGATTGCGGGCTGGGCCTTCCAGCAGCAGCCCCTGCCGATCCTGTGGGCGGTAACGGCCGACGGTGAACTGATCGGTCTGACTCGGGATCGCGAAAAGCAAATCACGGCATGGCATCGCCACATCGTCGGCGGGGACGGCATTGCCGAAAGCCTATGCGTGGTCCCTGGCGACACGGAAGACGAGGTCTGGGTCAGCGTTCGCCGCACAATCAACGGCTCGACCTATCGATCCATCGAGCGGATGAAGTCGTTCTCGCACTGGACGGCGCAACGGGACTGCTTCTACGTGGATGGCGGGACGACCTGGGACGGCGGCGCGGCGGTCACAATCACCGGGATCTCGGTCGACCCGGCCACGAACCGCGTTACGGTCACGGCGGCAGGAATGACTGACGGTTGGACCGTGCGGCCTGCGGACGTGGTGGGCATGACGGACGTGAACGGCCACGTCTACACTGTCGCCGACGCCACAGCGACGGACTTTGTGCTCAAGACCCGCGACGGCACGGCCTACATTGACGGTTCGGCGTTCGCGGCCTACCTCAGTGGGGGCACGGTCGAGCGCGTCGCAAACAGCGTCAGTGGTCTGACTCACCTGGCTGGGGCACCAGTCGTCTCCCTGCTGGACGGCCAGCCGGCGACGGGCACAGTCTCGTCCGCCGGGGTCTACACCATCGGGACCGGCAAGGACCGCTACTACAAGAACACGATCACTGTCGGCCACGACTACGACTACACGCTCGAGCCCATGCCGCCTGAAGTCCGAACGGTCGCCGGGAGCGTGCAGGGCAAAAAGAAGCGGATTACGCACATTGGCGTCAGGGTGTACCAATCGGCCGGGGGCAGGATCGGTAGCTCCGTAGCTGATGCACAGAATATCGACTACAGGCTTCCTGGGCACATTACAGGCTCAGACGTCGTGTTGGCGGACGGCGATTGGCAGCAGGACTATCCGGGCGGCTGGACGGCCGACGGGAGCATTGTGGTTACAGGCAACGGCCCGCTGCCGATGACGATCACGGCGATTCTGTTCGGGATGGAGACGTAAATGCCGACAGGAATGAATGAAAACTTCAGTGCCGGTGGACTTCGAGATCAGTCGTTCGACTCCAATTCCCTGCTCGGGCCGATCAGTCGGGGCCTGTTCATGGCGAGCGGTCTTTTCGAAGCGGCCGGTATGTTCGGTGCGTCCAGCAAGCAGACCAAAAACTACCGGCAATTGAAGGTCCAAGCCGGGCAGGCTCTCGAACAGGGCTTCCAAACCGGCATGGACGTCGCCCGCGAGGGTGAACAGGTGCTCGGGGAAATGACCGCTGCGTTCGGCAAGTCGGGCAGCCTGCTCGAAGGTTCGCCCTTGCTGACGTTGGTGGACACGACCCGGTCGATCGAAAAGGACGTCGCGCGTGCGATCGAGCAGGGCCGGATCCAGCAGCAGGCGTTGCTCTATCAGGCCCGGCAAATGAAGAAGGCGGCGAGCAGTTCAAAGCTCGGCGGCATTGTGAAGCTCGCCGGCGTGGCTGCGGCGCCGTTCACCGGCGGGGCGAGTCTCGGCATTTCATCTATGGCGTGGGGTAGCTGATGGCTGTGATACCACGATACGGCAGGCAGGTCGGGGCACCAGGCCCGGTAGGGTACAATCCCGGGACCGGCCCGCTGTGGGATACCGGGCTCAAGGTGCTCGCCGACATGACGGGCGACGCCGCCGGAGCCGTGGCCGAGAAACGGCAGCGGATCCAGCGGGCCCGCGAGAGCACGGAAATCATCGGCCGCACGTCGCAATTCTCTCTGGGCATGGCGAACGTATTCCAGCAGTCGCTGAAACTGCCGACGCCGGAGGAACGCCAGAAGTTTTTCAATGACCAGACGGAGAAGCTGCGGCAGACGGCCCTGGACTGGTCGGCCGGCAGCGAAGAGGCCAAGACCGACCTGCTGAACACGATCACCAGCCAGTACACCCGGCACCAGATCGCGTTCATGGACGAGCAGGAGAAGATCGAGGTCAAGACGATCGCCGACCAGGCCAAGTTCGCGATCGACACGGCTACTCAGATGGGCGACGAGGCCCTGATGCTGAAATCCGTGAACAGCGAGTTCGAGGCCGGTATCATCACGTCGGCGAAGCGAGAACAGCTTATCGCCGAGTTCCCGATGAATGCCCGGATTGAGCAGCTTCGCCAGAAGGCCAGTTCCGACCCGGACGGGATCATGCAGGAGGCGGTATCGCTCCAGTCCGATGCGTCAGCGACAGACGAACAGCGGACACGGCTTCGCGAGGTCGAGAATCTGGCCCGCGGGATTGGCATCGACAGGAGGCGGCAGGAAGACCTTGCGATCCATG